GTAATCCTCAAAAAATAACTTGGTAATCTTTGTTCGCCTTTTCGGTCTATATTTCTCTTCTCATCAGTCGTGTACGTCCAGTACACTCCTTCTTCGAAAAGAAATCTATCCTCGAAAATCCTTCACAAATCTTTACCAACTTATTTTTTTATGCTTACTTAACACGTTTCCGTCACAATCTGCGTTTTAGTAAAGTCCGGCGGAGGTGTGGCCGTGGGAGGCATGGCCGCCCATGGCCTTGTGAATGGGATGTCGGGCGCGAGCCCGACAGGGATGAGCGAAGCGAACCTCCCACGGCTACACCTCCGATCGGACTCGTTAAAAAACAGTGTAAGCGTCTCCCGCCGTTGCATATTACGGGACGGTGCCACATCTGTTTTTGCAATGACTTGATTCATAGGGGATTATGAAATCACATGTGGATTAGTGGCCAAAAAATCTTCGGAAATCCACGCTTAAAATAAACGGTACTTGATTATCAATGTGTTACAAGGACAGCCGTGGCATCGTCCCGACTGCCTTTGATTAGAACACGTCTGGTTCAGACCGATTTGTTTTAGGAATGGCCGTGGCATCGTCCCGCATGGCGTCAGAACATTTTTTTTTCTTCGCACAACTCCACAAGGGCGTCATACAAGGAAAAATTTTGTCCCGTTTGAGAGACTCGAACTATGTAAAATATTGGCAATCAGCCCATTATGGACCTTTAGTGGAGATGGGCGGATTCCCCCTTTGCGCTTAAAATTTTTTATATTCTTGTCTGTCAATTACTTAAAATTTTATAAAAATCGTTTTATGCGGAAACCGTGTCCCGTTTGTGTCCCGGCACAGGGGGTGGGTAAAGTGTTTGCTACTAATTATTTAGCGCCTTTTTGGACAGAACTTTCACTCCAAATCTTCTAACATTTGTTAGATTTTTTAAGCAGATTTATATCGACATCGAGGAAAAAATTTGCTCCAAATCAGATATGGTTTTGGGACGTGAATACGGCTTCAGTGTTATCTCTTTGGTTCCGCTTTTCTGCGTTCTGGAAACTGCGAGATACATTTGCCGGAGGTCATCGGACATATTCGAGACGGAAACATTGATGCCACTTTCAGAAGATTTCTTCAGTTCATTGTAGAACTCGTCCATAAAACTTCTTGTAGTAAACTGCACGCCTGAAAAATCCAAGTCAACGTCGTTTTCTTTATAACTATACACGGCAGAGAATATGTCGTGAGCGGATATCCTGTTCAGAATATCACGGCCGATAAGTTCTTGTATCAGTATTGTTCTCATATTACTCAACGTATTTCAAATAACTAAATGTAGGCATATTGTTCGGAATCCTAAAGGATACTATGGTTCCTTTGAATTTGATTCCTAACGGAAGCTCTATGTATTGTGCCATTGCTTTATTTGCGGCGAAAGCAGCATCCCCAGAAGCTAGAAGATATTCGCCGGATAGTCCTTTTGTAAGCATCTTGATAGTAGTCCTCAAACCGTATCCTCGGTTTTCTGTTTCAGGAAGATTCTTGGCTGAGATTCCTGAAACGGCAGATTGGAGGGCCTCTATGTCGGAGCCGATTCCGGCAGTGCGCGGATTCTCCGAATAACTTCCCAAAAGGGTGCCTCCGGTGTCTGCGATGCAGATGTCCGTATATCCTTTTGTCGGGTAGCTCTGAGCCGTTATATATCCATAGGGAGAGTGCGCGTGTTCAACAATGTTGTCTATGGTCTCTCCTATTATGTATCTTAATCCGTTTTCTACATTGTCTCCAAAACAGCCTTGGGCGCTTAGTATAGACTGTATGGCAGAAAGGATGGCGTCTCTCTTGTCGGTTCCGGCAATGTCTGTTGGAAATTTTATGACAGGGATGTACGAGTTGCCAGAGAACTTTGCCATAAGAATCTTGAATTCGGAAGCTCTCATTATTGAGGCATTAATACCGCCATCAGTAAAATGCACAGTGCTTAAGTATGAGTTTGTCGCAGAGAATATTGGTTTCGGCTCAATGCTCTCCAAAAATACCAGTGCCGGCAATAGGAATGACGGCATAACGAAGCTTATTCCAGACAATGAAATATCCTGGTCTTCGGACACGGAAATCTCGTGGCAGAATTTGACGGCGGATAAGAATCCTCTGGAAAGTTTGTCGTCACGAACATTTATGATTGGGCGTATGGTCATAACTATTTTTGACTCAATATTGATAAAAGTTTATTGATCTGAGCGTCTTTTTCTTTGATCTGAGCGTCTTTTTCTTTGATCTGAGCGTCTTTTTCTTTGATGCGTTCATCCAGGATCTCTATCTGTGCCTTCAGGACGTCAGGGGAATCGGAATAATATTGGCGGTTGTCGATAGGAGGATTAGTCAAGGCGTTGCTTCCTATTATATTTACACCTGAATTATTGTCGCCTACACTATTCTTCATATTTCCCTTACCTGTATAGAGCCAAGCTTCGTTTAGCTCTGGAAATACAGATAAAATCTTATTCGCCATTGCTCGCGAAATGCTCTTTGTCTTGCCTTTTTGGATGTCATATATAGCCTGTGGGCGTGATAATCCAATCTTGCTGGCAAATTGTTTGGCATTTAACCCGCTATATTCCAATAACTTATCTATTACAGTGTCCATACTTGTCTAGAATTTTAAGAAAAATTCTGTAATTTTTGTTTGTTATGCAGAAATAATCTGTATATTTGCATCGGGTTCTAACAAATGTTAGAAGAAATGTTATAACAAATGTTAGATAATCGCGGTAAATATAATGAAAAATTATGAGACAGACACAGAGGAAAGAGCGGGACAAGGTTATCAAGTCCGAGTACAGGGAAATGGTTCGGCGCGGTTCTCCGATTTGGGAGGCCAAGGAACAGCTGGCCGCGAAATACGGAATGTGTTCCCAGTCGATACATAGAATAGTAAAGAACAGAAGAGCCAAAAACAGGCAAGTCAAGAATAGTTAAGTGTTATGCGTTAAGAGCCATGACGATGCAAGCGAACTTTATACTTCAGAGCTCTCCGATGATGGATAAGCTGCTGGCCATTCCAGATTTGGTGGCCGGGAATTTATACCCGACGCTTCCTGTGTGTATGAATAGAATCGATGTTGGCAGCAAGGTACAGCATAATAGCATTCTGAATGACGGCGCAGTCCTTCATCTGTCGTACAGGGTGACGAAAGTGGAAAAGGGTTGCATCGCATGGCTTGATTTGGAAAATTTCAAAATCTCATAAATCGTCATCTGGAATCAACCCAAACCCGTGAGGGCAAGGGTAAGTAAGGATCCGCCGGAGTGAACCTGGATAGGCGTCCGGCGGACAAGACGGAGGAAGGTGCGGATATGGAGTGCCGCACGGGATTGTCTGATAAGCATTAAAGGTCTCGCGTCAGAGAAGCCCAGGGCCACAGGGAGGTTCGATTCCTCTCCCTCCGACAACCGCAGCGATGCGTTCTATAGTCTAGCAAATTGTACAGGAAGGGTAGTTCCGCGGGTGGCGCGGTGCAAGCGGTCGGAATCAGAGACGGCGCAGCTGCAAGGGACGGTTCGAGTCCGCCCTACCCTGCGAATCAAAACACATGAATTATGATACGTACAGGTTGCTTATATCAGGAAATTCAGAGGAATGTCGGGAAAGGAAGACAATCAGAGTTGAGCGGGAACAGGTATGTGAGGGGCGTGGGCTTTGTCCGGTCTTCTAGATACCGATGGGTGGCGGAGATTTCATGTCACAACAAGCGTTATCGTTTCCGTTCTACAAATTTCGATAATGCAAGGCGATGGCTGGAGTTGCAGAGCCAACGTCTCAGTGACTGAAAAAGCCCGGCGGACCGGGCTTTTAAAGAGTTATTTCTGAAGTTTCGAATAGTAGAGGATGGCGTCGTTGATGTATTTGCATTTGTTGCTGCCAAGTGCTGAAAGGATCTCGTCAACTTCTGGCGTGGAGCGGAAGTTATAGGCCTTGCCATGAGGGATTGCTTTTCTGCCGGCACCGGAGCGGGCGCCTCCCCAGTTTTTAGAATCGGTCGAAGATGAATTTTTGTTTTCCATATTGTTTTGTAAATTTGTGTCACCTACCAGAGGGGAGGCTGAATCTCTCAGCCTCCGTTGGTAAATTAGATTGCGATTTCTATCGTGAATCTGATTTTCCAAATCTTAAAAATGAATTTCGCGGTCATTTCTGTAAGACTTTGGTAGGTTTTTTCTTACTCCCTTTCAAGCGTTTCAGATTTCTCTTTTGCGATTCTGTTCCTCAGAACCGCAATACAAATATACGCATTTATCTTGAATTAACAAAGAAAAATCAAGATTATTTTCGATTATTTTCAAAAAAATCCACCAATAATATTTCTTAATAACCATGAAAAGTAGTCAACTTATGGGGCTGTTTGGCATTTCAGATATTATGGACCTGCCAGATGCCATTATGGAAGTTCTTCTTGGCGATATAGACAGAAGAAATGATGTTTATACGCGATTGCTCGGAATGAACGGCATGGATGTGTCTTACGATTGGTTTCAGGAGTTATATGAGTTTGAGTTGGCTGAACGTTCGCAAAAAGCGCAGCTATTCACTCCTCCAGAATTGAGTAAGCTTTTGGCTGGCTTGACAGGTGTGCCACAGGGCGGTCAAACTATTCACGAACCGACAGCAGGGAACGGAGGACTGATAATAGCCAAATGGTGGCAGAACTGCAGGAATGTCTGCGTGTGGGACTATTCTCCCAATGCTTTTCCTGTTGTGTGCTGGGAATTGTCGCGCCGTTCAATTCCTATTCTTTTACTGAACCTGTCAATACGCGATATCGTCGGAATGGTCGTACATGGGGACGTGCTAACGCAGCAGGTTTTTCAGAAATATCGTCTGGAGAACAAAACTGATAATCCTATAGGTTTCTCTGATATTATAAAACAAGGATAAGTATGTACACGGACATTGATAAAACCGGGCACGTGTCGGTTTTCGAACTGGACCCGGTCGAGGTGAAGATTCTGACGGAAAGCATCGGCCATTTCATCGATGCGGCCACCTCGGTAAGATCCATCGAGGGAGGGCAAGAAACCACCATCCGGAAGGCTGAAATAATGCTGCGGGAAATTAGAAGTTGCCAACTATGATTAAGAAAGAAGATATATTCGATGCGACGGACGGAGGCAAGACGGTAATCACGCATTACTATCCTCAGAGTTCTGCCTGCTTCCGTGGTTCCGGAAGCAAGAACTTCCGCATCAGGGAGGATGACAAGAACCCGTCGGCCACTGTATTCTGCAAGGACGGAATCTGGTTCGTCCAGGACAAGGGCGGTTCTGACAATAAGGCCAGGACTGCCATCCAGATAGTTCAAGAGGCGGAGGGGCTTGGCTTTCCTCAAGCAATTGAATGGATAGCGCGGAAATTCGCGCCGGCGCTGCTGGAGGATAAGGGGGCTTATGACAACAGCAAGCCGCAGCCGGACATCGAGGAGGTTCCAGGACAGCCGTCCATTACTATACAGGTGAGGAAGTCCGGAGAGTTCACGCAAAAGGAACTGGACAGGCTTGGCTACAGGATCACGAAGGACCTCTGCGACCAGCTCTGCCTCAAACCTCTCGATTATTACATCACGGCGGCCAACAAGAAAGGCAAGAGCTACAAGATATCGGGCAATGACAATTATCCGATGTATTTCTACGACTATGGCAAGACCGGAGCCGACGGCCACACTTGGGGAAAGATATATCAGCCGCTGGGCGATGTGCGTTTTCTTTATTTCGGACAGAAGCCGGAAGACTTCTTTTTTGGGGACCGGGACTTTCTGGCCGCTTATGCCAAGGCGAAGAAGGGCATATATCCTGGACAGGTGGAAGCTGATGACGAAGGCGGGGAAGAGGTGCAGATGAAATGGAAGCAGCTCATCATCTGTTCCGGTCCTTCTGATGCGCTGAACGTGAGAGGCGCTGATGCGGGCTATCATGTCTGCTGGCCGAATAGTGAGACAGCCGAGCTGACGGAGTTCCAGATGGGGCTTCTCAGCCAGCTGGCCGAGAATATCTATATCCTGTATGATATCGACGATACGGGCATTGCGAACATGTACAAGACCGCGCTGCGTTATCTCGATCTCAAGATCATACAGCTGCCGAATGAACTGAAGAACTACAGGGACCGCAAAGGGAAGCCGTGCAAGGACGCCAAGGACTTCTTCGTGCATTTCCGCCGTCCGGAGAACCAGAACCCGTACAAGCTCTTCAGCGATCTGGTGAAACTTTCCGGCTCCCTGAAGTTCTGGACTGTGAAACCGGCGAAGACCGGCTTTACGTTTGACATAAACAACGAGCAGCTGTATTCGTTCCTACAGGCCGGAGGCTTCTACCGCATCGCGTCCTCGGCCAATGCCAAAGGATACACGTTCTGCCACATTCACGACAATGTCGTCACGCTGATAGATGAGCAGGCAATCGCATCGACGGTCTCAAGCTATTTGCTGGAGTATCTGAAGACGCATCCGAAATATTACTCCCAGACACTGGCGAATACGATATACAGGAGCAACCAGATCCGCCTGGCCAGTCTGGAGAAACTGAAGGTTATCGAGCCGAATTTCAAGAGCTGGAATGAGACGTCCGACCATTTCTTCTTCCGCAACGGGATTTTCCGCGTGTCTGCCGACGGGCTGAAGGAAGTGAAGCCGTCGGACTGTCCGTGCATGGTGTATAAGAACAAGATCCTGGAGCATGACTTCAAGGTGGAGTCTCCGTTCTTCGATATCGAATATACGCCTGAATATGCGACCCTGCTGGCACAGCTGAAAGCTGCCGTCCCCCAATCCCCCGAATTTTTCTTTTATAAGAAGTCAATTGACGCTCTAGGGGATGCAGGCAAGTATCGTCTCAAGATTCTGCGAAATGACCTGAATTTCATGCAGTATGTGTACAATACCGGCAGGACATACTGGAGGAAGGAGGAAATCGGTATCCCCCTCAGTGAGGATGAGAAGGCTGAACATGACTTGAACTTCATCAACAAGGTCATGGCGCTGGGCTTTCTGATGGCCAAGCACAAGAACGCCGGCCAGCCTTATGCGGTATTCTGCATGGAGACTGAACAGAGCGATGAAGGTACGCACCTGGGAGGAACCGGCAAGTCCCTGTATGCGTCCAGTCTGGAGCAGATGAGGAAGCAGCTGTTCATCGACGGCCAGAACCTCCAGCCGGGCAAATATGACTTCCTCCTGCAGGGTGTGGAGAAAGGAATCACGGACAACGTCTTCATCGATGACCTGAACAACAGCGTGGACCTCCATAAGTTCATGCCGATGATCACGGGCAAGATGGTGGTCAATGCAAAATATGTCGCATCCTACACCATTGACTTCAAGGATTCTCCGAAAGTGGTGTTCACGTCGAATCATGCCATCAGGAATTTCGACGCGTCGCTGCGGCGCCGTACCTGGTTCGTGGCGTTCACGGACTATTATCATGCGGATGATCCGCAGAGAGGTCTGAAGGAGCGCAGCCCGCTGACGGAGTTCGGCACAAACCTGATTTCGGACTATTCTCCGGAGGATATGAACAAGTTCTACAACTTCATGCTGAACTGCATATCCGTATGGATGAAGCTTCAGGTCAGGATACAGCCGCCGATGCGGGATATCGAGAAGAGAATTCTCCAGAAGTCGCTGTCAGACGAGTTCCTGTTCTGGGCTGAGGACTGGTTCACTGAAAATCGCCTGAACACACTTGTGAAGAAGGATGACGCTTTCGAGGCTTACAAGGCTACCTTGCCACCGAAGTATGCGCTGCTGATGAAGATGAAGTCCTTCAAGACGAAACTCATTCAGTACTGCACATATGAGGATTGGGATTTCAATCCGGAGTCGCTCATGACGACGCAGTCGGAGCGGGAGCGTAACGACATCCGGCGCAAGGTGAACTATGAGGACGTGTATTTCTTCTATATAGACACCAGGAAGAACGGACAAGTCTCCGACAGTGCGTCAGTGAGTCAGAACGCGGCGACGGTGTCTGACGAATCCCTGGGGAAGCCGCCTTTTTAGGCCGGATCCCCGCGGATTTCCAGAGGTCTTTTCGACCTCTTTTTTTTGGACCCGATGAGACAAGGAATCGTCTCATATACTTTTTGTCTTTTTTCTTTGACCATCTGACGCACTAAAGGGAAGAGAGAGTATAAGTAATTGAAATAGAAGTAGTTCCAGTGCGTCAGATTAGTGCGTCAGATTAGGTCATTTTGGTTTTGTTGACGCAATAAGGTCGAAAATGGCGATTTATGCTGAAATCTTCTGACGCACTTAATAATCAATGAGTTAGGCTGTTTTGAGCTATTTTGGGCGTCAAAGTGCGTCAGATTGATTTGACACACAAAACGCATTGATAATCAGATATTTATATTTAGTGCGTCAGTGCGTCAGATTATTTCGGAAAAAAGTGCGTCAGAAGTAGAATTTTGGTAAAACACTATAAAACTATGGCTAAGAGTGAAATTATAGATGGTTTGAGAATTGCCTACAACGGGCGTTCTTTTCCGGTCTGGAAGTATGACGAAGTGCCGGCGGAAATGAGGCCGGCGACGCCGCGCGACCTGTGGTATGGCAGGCCTGTGCTCTTTCAGCTTCAGTTGGGCGAGGATGCCGGGAAATATTGCACCGGCATCGTGAGAGCTTCGACGATCGGCGTGCTGCGTGAGTACCTGAACGCAGGCGTGCCGGTTTATGTGAAAGATTGACCGGCAAAGCATTGACAATGTGAAGAAAATTTCGTATATTGTATTGAATTTTAATTGTTTACGAGTATGGTAGATGTCGAGTTTAAAGTGAGTTCACAGATATTGGCAGACTTCCTGACGTTCCTGTATCCTCCGGAGGAAGACGGGATTCTGGCGGTCAAGTCTGACGTGTTCGGAAAACTGCTCGTGGCTCATCTCAGAGGCAGCGACATCCCGGTTACCGCCAGGTCCGGCGATTTCATGGTGAAACTGAGGATGCCCATTAACGACATCACCAGGCACTTCGAGAAACTGTGGCCGTATTACAATGAAGCCGATGAGGCGTCATTGAACATGGCATTGGCGGCAGTGTTCGACATGGATTTCACCGGCTATTACAGGAAGGGGGAGTCTCTTGGCTATCAGAAGAAGGACATTGTCGATGCCTTCATAACTTCCAGGAAGCTGTTCTCTACAGACTGCTTCGATGCGTTGCACAAAAGGGTGTACCGCAAAGGCCAGGCTTCTTTCGAGGCCATCAAGCAGCGTCTGATCCGGAAAGCATATTACATCGATGAGTCTATAGATTATAAAGGTTTGGGAAAATGATACGTATAGTTGACCAGTTGGTGGCATTGAGCCTTGATGAGGACAATGCCGAGGAGATGAAGCTTCCGTTGGTGCCGGCAACAGCATCTGTGACTATTGAGGATACGGCTGAGACTGAAGGAGTGCTCAGGACCATATCCCTTGCGGCCGTGCTGTCATCGCCTGTGAGGATATTGAACCACAGGCTGGTTCTTAAAGTGTTCTACTGTGACGGAGGAAAAGATGTTCTCGGATCTGAGGACCTTCCGTTGCGTCTGGATGTGAAGACGTCTGACCAGATCAGGATTTCCGCAAAATACAGGACTCGGGAATATTGAAAGCCCGTGTCCTTTCTATAGAGGGGGTATTCTCTACTTTTGCATCAGGTAAGATATATCTGTATGAAAAAGGTGAATACTTTCGAACTTGCCCGTGATATAATGCGTAGTCTCTGGTTCGTTTCCGAGCCGGAGAAATTGATGCGTGTCGCACGCGAGTTCCTTGCAAAGTCGCCGATAGTCATGGATGCGGCCGGTCCGGAACTGATGGAATATTCGGGGACCAAGATGTCAGCAGCTTCAGGCGACAAGAAATCAAATCGTAAAAGAGTCATGATTGTGCCTATTCATGGCACTATGACAAAATATGATACGTGCGTATCGTATGGTGCCCAGACGTTGGCTGAAATTCTGGAAGGCTATGTTGACGATGTCAGTGTTGCCGGTGTTGTCATTGACATTGACAGTGGCGGCGGTTCCGGCAATGCCGTGCCTCCGTTGGTCGCTGCGATTAAGAAACTCCAGGATGCCGGGAAACCGGTATGTGTCCATTGCGACCTCTGCGGTTCTGCGGCATATTGGGTTGCGTCCCAGTGTGATGCAATCTATATGGACAACAAGACTTCTGAAGTCGGCTCCATCGGCGCATATTATCTGTTCTGTGATGATTCTGCGCAGAATCCCACGACTGGTGAAAAGTGGATATCTATCTACGCACAGGAATCGGAGGACAAGAACTATGCGTACCGCCAGGCTCTGGAGGGCAATGTCAAGCCGGCTCAGGAAGAGCTGGCTGTGCATGTGAAGATGTTCCAGGATGACGTGATGTCCGGAAGGCCGGGAATCTTGAAGGACGAGAAGGGCGTCCTGACCGGAAAGATGTTCATCACTTCTGATGCTATACGTCTGGGGATGGCAGATGCCTGCAAGTCATTGAAGGAAACTGCCGAGGTCGTGATGGCGTTGGCCGGTCTCTAATCTGAAAACCAAATTCTCTATAAAATGAATAAGAAATCATTATCAAATTCCAAGATGGGCCAGCTTGTTGCCCGTCTTCTCGGAAAGCCTCAGCTGGAGGTCAAGGATGGCAAGGTTTCTCTCTCGGAAGAGGAGAAGAAGACCATCCGCGACACTTACGGTGAGCCTTTCCTGGCAAAACTGGAAAGTGTGGACATCGAGGATGACAGCGAGTCCGCGCTGGATCTTTTCAATGCGGCTGTTGAAGCGAAGACCGCGGAGGTTACTGCGGCATTGGCGGATCGTGTCAAGGAGCTTCAGTCCGATATCCTGGCTCTGACTAATGAACCGGAACCGAAGCCTGCACCGGTTGCAGGTCTTCCTGCAGGTGCCTCTGTGTTTGCCATCGACATGAAGGCAAAGCACAACAGAGTGGTGGCAGACGCTCTCAATTCCGCTAACCCTCTCACATTCGGTGCTGTTGCCGATTCCGGCATTGACATCACCGATCTTAATGCGGAGTTCAGCATGGTGATGCCTCCGAAGGCGAAACTGGAGCTTCTTACCAAGAGAATCTACAATGGATTCCCTGACTCTAAGTATATGACACGCATCCAGGCGAATAGTGATTATATCGCGTCTGCCGCGATAATGTCTGAGGTGTCACAGCAGTTCACACCTAAATGGACTCCTAAAGGTAAGGTGAATTTCACTCCTGTCAGGATTCCGTACAGAAGGCATAAGATCAATGTCCTTATCCAGCCTGCCGAGATTCTGAAGAGCTGGCTTCTGTTCCTGTACGAGCAGGGCAAGACAATGGCCGAGATGCCTATCACCAGATATATCATCGAGAACCACATCTTGCCGAAGGTGCTTGATGACATTACATTGTCGATGATCGCGAAAGGCAAGTTCGTGGATGCCGGTAATGTTTCCGACGGTGATGAGGGCAAAGCTGCTAAGAATTCAATGGACGGCTTCGAGACTATCCTTGTAGAAGGCAAGAAGGACGCAAAGTGTAAGATCAACTTCTACAAGAATGCCAAGAACCCGATGACTCTTGGAGACCAGGAAGTCCTTGATTACATCAATGGCTTCGTGGATGCAATCTCCGGCATGTTTGCAAATGTGGTGACGGTATTCTGCTCCGAGCAGCTGCTGACAAAGTACAAGAGGGCGGATTTTGCTATCAACGGCAAATATACAGGTGTCGAGACCGACGGAGTCATCCGCTTCACAAACTTCCATCTCGTGCCTCTCAGGTCGATGTATAACTCCCAGATCATCTTTGCGACACCGCAGGAGAATTTTGTGGAGCTCGTGGATTACAGCAAGGCGGAGAGCTGCATCACCAAAATCGAGGAGAGTAACTACGACGTGAAGGTTTTCGGCGAGTATTCTCTTTCTACAGGATTCAAGATTGCGGAGGCCGTGTTCGCTTCAGTTCCTGACGGATACGATCCGGCGTCGACCATCGCATCCGGCGAAGCCGAGTTGGGTGACAAGTGGGTGAACGGCTCGGCCGTCGCACGTGCCGAGGAAAACCCTGACCAGGAGACTGCCTAAATGTGAAATTCGGGGAACTCCCTGCGGGTTCCCCGGTAATAATAAAAGAGTATGTACACGAAAGTAAGTATTCCTAAGAACGGAGACGGAGCAGGTTGCCCTGTTTCCAGATCATCAAACATCATCATCATCGACGTGGATGACATCAAGGTGGAGCCGACCAGAGAGGTTGGCAATACTGCCTTGAAAGGAGACCTTGAGCTCGTAGAGGGCGCAAAGGCTGTTGCAATCTATGCGACACCCACTACCATTACTGAGACTGAGGAGTTTTCCGGCGACGCTGATGCACGCGGCGTAAAGCAGGGAGTTGAATACGAACACCCAGGCAATAGCGCGGAAATCAAAGGCTTTTCCGAGGCTTTCATGAATAGGGGCGTTGTCATTCTCGTGACCGACTGTGACGGAACCGCCGCCGGCAGGACTCAGATGTTCGGCCGCAAGTGCAATCCGTTGTTCATGAGTGTCGAAAGAACCGGAAACAACGAGGCCAACAAGCGCAAGTTCACTTTCAAGCAGGAACTGAACGACAAGTTCCTTCCTGGTGACTACACTGGTACAATGCCGGCAACTGCCGATGCGGCAAAACCTGCCGGCGAAACCGTCTAGCCATGAGCGAGAGGAAAAACAAGACTGAGTCTCCCGAAAAGGAGTCTCAGTCTCCTGAAGTAGCGCAGGCGGCTCAGGGGCCCGATGTGAACAAGGAACCAGCTGCTGTTGCGGAGCAGAAAAATGTTCAAGCTGCTGTCGTCGTGCTCGCATACAAGGGCACTGAAGAGCAGGTGAAAAGAGTATGGGAGAAGATGGCCCTACTGCCGATGGTTGTTCTGGCATATTCTGACGAGGAGAAACTACAAGACGTATTGGCTAAGATTGTGGCGGATGAAAGCATTGCTGATGACTTCATCTTCGTCCCGGCCAACGTGATCCCATGCAAGTCTGTAAACTTGGAGGAGTTGTCGGTGCCATACGTTTACACGACGTCGCGCGGTGAAAGAATCTACAATAGCCGTGTGCCGATGGCATTCGGGAAGTCGAAGCTGGTGGACCTCCTGGCAGCTTTAGACGCCAAGGACGATGAGGAGTTTATCCGCGTATATTACGGACACTACAGGCACTATCCTATAGAAGTCGGATTCACGTTCGGAAACTTCATTACACCAGTTACCAGGGCAAATCCTTGCGAGCATGGAGTGATGGAAGCTTTGGTCAGAAAACGCTTCATATCTGCAAGCGCTGAAGGATATAAGGCAATCAGCTCCCTTATCGAGAAAACATTGCTGAGTTAGTATGAATGACATAGACAGATGGATTCGTCAGGGAGCCGAGGTCAATGAAGGACTTCGGCTTCTTGGTATATACGCGCCGAACAGATGGCTTGACGAACTCGTCCGGAAGGCTCCGCGCTTCAGGTATCTCCTGAAAGAGAAGCTGAAGGCATTTGCCGATTGCGCTGCCCAGAATAACAGTCTGTCATCATTGTCGCTAAGCCAGGAGTATGGCAACAACTTCAGAAAGAAGTGGCCGTTTCTTGGCGATGCTGATTGCCCTGCAGAATTGAAGATCCTTGCGGCCGACATGATAACCGCATGGCATGATTTCGTCGATGGGCATGAGAATCTGTATTCCTGCACGACACCCGAAACTTGCTATGACACAGCGGAAAGATGTATAAAAAGTTTTACGCAAAATCGGAATATCCGTTCCGAATTTGCGTATTACAAAGAGCATCATTCCGTGCTGGGGAAACACCCGATTTTCGGAGCGGTGAAGAGGCGCGAAGCCTTGCAGAAGATGACGGTTTCGGAACTGTTCAGGAGACAGAAGAATCTCATCGGCGCGATATGGCGCGTGAAGTCCGAGATGAAAAAGAACGACCGTCCGAATCTGAAGATTCAGAGGGAAGAGAGATTGCGGATGAAGGAGAATGAACTTGAGGAAGTAAACAGGATAATCGAAAGTTATAATGGAAGAAAACAATGACATCAGGCAGCACATGTCCGATTCGGAGAAGGTGAGTTGGCTTGCGGCTTGCGGCTGGACGGAGGAAGATATCGCAAAGTCTTTGGGCATGTCCTATAGGGCTTTTATGGGCAGGGTCGAAGATCCTGCGGATGAACTTTTCGACAGTGTGGTACGGGGACGTCTCCAGAAGCGGGCGGAGGTAGAAATCAATATCGCGCGGTTCGCAGCTGCCGGCGATACTGACTCCATCAAGCAGTTCTCGGAAATTGTCCGTGACAGGTCGTTCTCCATTTCCAAGCTGGATCTGTTCGGTGGCGCGGAAAAAGAGGGTGCCTTCCAGCGGATTCAGGACTATATCGCGTCCGGCTCCAAAGGTACGCTGAGCGAGAAAGAGCAGGTGTATGTGGATATTCTCACACTTATCTATTCTCTCGACGGGCAGTATGGGAAGCGCAGGACTATAAAATTTCTGACGGCCGCGCCGTTCAACTTCAGTTACGATCATGCTTCTGACATGTACAGCGAGGCTACCGAGATGTTCTATTGTAACAGGAAGATTTCCAAGGAAGCGCTGCGGAACAAAATTGCAGACCAGTTCGACGCTCTCTATATTGCTGCCAGGGATGCGGCGCAGACTTCCAGGGACTACGAAGTGGCTGCCAATATTCTGGCGAACAAGGCAAGGGCATTGCAGCTGGACAAGGATGATCCTGTAAAGCTTCCGGCGGAGATGTATGTCAAACCGTTCCGTGTATTGTCATTGACTCCGGAATCGATTGGTCTGCCGGCGGTGAACAGGCAGGAGCTCGGTCGTCAGATAGAGGGCCTTGTCGCGCCCGAGATGGTGAAGAAGCGTCTGAAGATGGAGGCCGGTGTCACAGATATGAACGTGGAAGAGATATTGAGCAATGGGGTACAGGAAGAAAGTTAATACGTCGAGGACCGAGTCCGCATCGGTTCAGTATCAGAACAAGTTCGCACAGGTTACGTCTTTGGTCTCGGCTTGCCAGTGCGTGGCTGTTCTTGGCCGTGGTGCCGCAAAGACTACGGACATTCAGGCAGAGAGATTGTTTGATGTGATTTATGAGTTGCCCGGGGCGCCGTGCGTTTGGGTGGCTGATACTTTCAATAACCTTTCTTCCAATATCCTTCCGGCAGTTCTTGAGGGCCTGGAGCGGAAGGGACTGAAAGAAGGTGTTCACTATGTCGTCGAGAAGGAGCCTCCCCAGTTCTCGGAGGCGGAAAAATCGGATCTTCCGTCCTGGTTGAAGCCTCATTTTTGGAAGCCGTTCAATAAGCTGGTGTCGTATAAACGCACGATTGTTTTCTATACGGGTACCAATATCCGCTTCGGCTCGCTCGACCGGCCATCAACATTGGCCGGAGCTTCCTATGTGTACGTTTTTGGGGATGAGGTCAAATACTTCAAGGAGGAAAAGATTTCCAATCTTCTGAAGGCTGTCCGCGGTTATCGTGCCGAGTATGGGCACAGCGTGTACTATCGCGGGTTCTCGTTCACGACGGACATGCCGGATACCTCACACGTCGGCGAATATGATTGGGTTCTGAAATATGCGGCCAGCATGAATGTGCCGGCGATACTCCTTGTAATCCGTGCGGGTCTTGTATATAATGAATCTCTGCAGGAGTGTGTGGCCGCAAGGGACAAGTGGGTGAAGACCGGCTCGCAGGAAGATTATAATGAGTTCAGGAACAAGTGCCGTACTGCCGATCTGTGGCGCTCCAGATGGCAGGAACTTCGGATGAGACCGGAGGCAAGGACCTTCTTCATCCAGGCATCCAGTTATATCAATGCCGATATCCTTACAGAGGAGTGGTTCTCTGATGCGATTGCCGCGCAGCTGCCTGACCTCAAGACTGCAATACTGTCGATGAAGCCGACGCTTGATTCCGGGGACAGGTTCTACACGGCATTGGCCGAAAGGCATTTCTATTATGACGGAATCAATGAGTCTGCATACGACGACATGAACATGATGGATGCGGAAGACTGCCGCGTCCTGAAGTATGTGGATATGGACAAGCCGCTGATGGCGGGCGTTGACTTCGGCAATATGTGCTCAATGTCTGTTGCCCAGAACTGCAAGGAGGGAACAAGGGATTGCATCCGTGTGATCAAGTTCATACACACGCTGCCTCCTGACTATGTCCCCGAGCTCGGGAAAAAGTTCAGGCGCTATTTCAAGCCGCTCGGCTCCCGCATTCTGAAACTTTATTATGACCGTGCCGGCAATGCCTACAAGTCTGTAGGAGAAGACCAGGTCAGCAAGCTGAAGCGTGCCATCGAGTATGACGGGAGCGAGCGCACCGGCTGGACGGTTCAGCTCATGTCCATCAATCAGGGCAACATTCCACAGCCTGAAGAATATGCGTTTATGCAGGAACTGTTCTCGGAGACGAATCCTAGACTTCCGGTAGTCCGCATCGATGCTTCGGCTGCCAAGTATCTGAAGCTGTCACTGGAAAATGCGAGGACAAAAGTGAAGTCCGGGATTGTGTTCAAGGACAAGAGTACTGAGAGGCTGCCTGTGGATTTGCTTCCTACACGGTCAACCAATCCGTCCGACTCTTTCAAGTATCTTACTATGACCAAGCAACTTAGGCAGATAGCGAAAGGCCGTGTGCCTGCCTCATCCGCTTCCTCTGATCCTCAATGCCGTTAGCGTCATTCTGTCATGGCATCGCCATATATCACTCCGGATGCGGTTTGCAATCGCATCCGTTCCGGAGCGCGGTCGGGCTCTTCTGTGACGAGAAATAGATGTTTTGCCGGGGAAATTCAGCCAAGTGCTGCATTTTTAGCGGATTGCGCGTAAAATGGTGCCGCGTCAATGCTGTTTTACGTTGTTTCTGACATTGAAAATGGCAGTTCTTGTCATCGGTCCAGCTGGCGCGGTGTCCTTTATCGGGGCGTTGCCAAGACTTACCTTTGTGCCATGAATGTTTATGAAGCCATTGAAAAGATGAGGAAGCTTTCTGCTGCTGGCGAGAGCTTCAGTTTTACGTTCATGTCATATAACAGCAGTGCGGGCAAAAGTGATGGCATTGTAGAAGTCCGGCATGGTATGCTGAGGGTCAGACAAAGCGCTGATTATAATAAGAATGCCGAGTATATGGAATCTTACATTGACTTGGATACTGGTGAGTACAGGCAGTTCTGGCAACCTCTGCTGATGACTTTTGAAGGAGAAAAAACAATATTGATATGAAGAAGAAAATTTCAGATCATACCTGGATAAAGGTCCTGGATGACGGGAGGGCGTTCACGTTGTCTAATAAGAGAGACAGCGGGCTTGACACTATCCTGTGGCAGGCCCAGGAAAGGAATTGGGAGTATATGCCGGCAACCGTCTGCGGACAAAAGATAGTTCCGTATGGCTCGGACAATATGCTGCCGTCGCGGTTGCGCGATGTGCTGGACGGGAACAATCTCGGACCAGGCATCTTGGAGCGCCAGATGGGGCTTCTCTTCGGACAAGGGGTGTTTTTGTCGCGTCTGGCCTTCGAGGATGGCAAAATTATCCACCAATGGCTGGAAGACAAAGAAATACAATCGTGGCTGGATGACTGGGATTATATTGCTTATATCAAGGGCTGCATGACAGATTATTTGCATCTTAAAGGCTTCTTTGACGCCAGATACCTGACGCGCGGGCACAGGATTGGAGGAGAGAAGCGGATATCGCATCTGGAACATATTCCGGCTAAAAATGCGCGGCTCGAATGGACTGACACACGCAATATTACGGATGTGAAGCATATTGTAGTCGGGGACTTCGAGCATTCTTGCATTGGAACAGGAGTACGGGTTTATCCTGTGTATGACAGGCGCGATCCCGGCAAGTATGCCGCTTCTGCGTCATATAATCATACGTACTCTTTTTCCAGGGATTTTTATTCCGTGCCGTCGTATTGGGGAGCGCTCCGCTGGATTATCCGCGGCTCTGAAATTCCGTCCATCTTCAAGTATGTGACGGACAATGGAATCAATCTTGCCTATCACATCCAGGCACCTAAGGAATACTGGGATGAGAAGCGGAATTCGTTGAGAATGGAGCATCCCGAATGGTCGGATACTGAGATTGAGGATAAAATCAGCGACCTTACCAGTAGCCTTCTAGATAGCGTCACCGAGGTTCTTTCCGGCAAGGAGAATGCCGGTAAGTTCTTCTATACGGTCGATGTTCCGTCGGAGTCCGGTTCCGAGAGGGCCCAGTGGAAGATTGCAGCGGTGGATCAGAAGATCAAGGATTTCGTGGAGAGCCAGCTGAAGATCTCTGAAGCTTCGACTTCAGCTATCACGTCGGGAATGGGCCTGCATCCGTCACTTTCAAATGTCATGGTGAACGGAAAACTGGCATCCGGCTCGGAACTGCTGTACGCTTTCAAGTTGTTCTTGCTGTCGGACACGGAGATTGCGTCAAGCGCAATTCTTGAACCTATAAATCAGGCGATATCATTTAATTTCCCTGGCAAAGGGCTTAAACTGGCGTTCTATCATAAACAATTGGAGGCGGAGGATGCGCTTACATCATCTGCACGGATAAAAAATCAATGATTATGCGACTTTTCAACAAAGACGACAGAGGCTCGATAGAGTTGGAAGATCTGACGGGCCAATGGTATGCTTCATCTCCTTATCGGGCAATCAGCACGGAAATAGATTTTGCTGTGCGCGAAGTTCGGGACCGCGTTGGAATGGAGGTGATGAACCTTGCGGCGGAAGCTTATCAGAGGGGAGAGGATATGGAACTGGCCAATGCCGTCCGTATGCCTGTAGCCTTTCTTGCAATCATGCGTTATGCTGCATTGTCAACAGTTTCCCATGAATCGACAGGGCGGAAGGTGAAGATGGACGACAACGAGAAAATGCCCTTTGAATGGATGGTTGACCGCGACGACAGGGCTATGAGAGAGCGTTATTATCGAGCTTTGGACGCATTGTATTCATATCTTGAGGACAACAATGTTCCGGAGTGGATGAACTCAGATGTGCGCGGTAGCGTCAGAAGGTCCATTGTGAAATCTCTTAAAGATTTCGAGGCGGTCTATCCTATCGAGGGAAGTTACTATGTCTATTATATGCTCCAGAATCTTGTGATAGAGGAGCAGGATAATGAACTTGAACAGTATTTCGGCGGTTATTGGGAGGATATCCTTGCCGGCAGCTGCGAACAGCCTCTTCAATCATTGGCAGTGCGGGCCGCAGTGCTCTCTTCAGTTGTGATGGCAGGCGAAAGATGGTCATTGACAGTCTTTCCGCTGGAGATTGCAAAGCGTTTTTCTCCTACATATCAGGGGAATAAGGCTTCAGAAAAGGCTTCTGTCGCCGAAGTTGACTGGTATTTGGACAAATTGAGGAAGCAGAAAGCAGAGGTGATGAATAAGATCAGGGCTATACTCAGCAAGGGCGGCGGTCCTGTAGGCCGTCTTTTGCCGAAGAATGATCCGAAAAAGAAATATTGTACTACTGTATGACGTCTATCGAAATATTTGAGACCGGGCGCACGGCGGAAATACCGTCTTCGTGGGACGAAATGACTCCGACTCAGATTTGCCGTGTGTTCCAGATGTTCGAGGAGTGTGTTGCATCCGGGAAGTCTCCGTTGGAGTTCAATGTCAGGGTTCTGTATTATTTTCTCGGGCTGGAAGTCAATGCCTGGGAGATTGGGGCGGCCGCTGCCGATAGGGAGTCTTTCACAAAGCGCGACGAGAATATCTTCAGGCTCTGTGACGGTTGTCTAGGCTTTCTTTTCGACGGTGACACGCATCATCTGGCGTTCTCCTCCGTCAGGAATCCTTTGCCGGAGGTCAATGTCGGTTTTACCCGCTTGATAGGGCCTGGCGACATGCTTCATAATTTGACTTTCGGGGAGTTCCGGCACGCGTCTTCGGCATTGAACTCATTCTTCAGAAGCCATGATGAGAATGACCTGGATGAATGTATCGCATTTTTATACAGGAGGGCTTCTTTGCGGGAGAACAGGGCCGGGCGTCGGGTCCGTCCCGTGTCGTCAGGTAAGTTTGACGATGATATACGGGTCGTTTCAGGGATGGCTTCATGGCAGAAGAACCTCATAATGATGTGGTTTGCCGCGTGTCTGAAGTACCTTCAGGAGGAGAAAATCAGCATTGACGGGGAACTGATCGATATGAGGCTGCTGTTCTCAGGAGATGGCGATTCGTCCGGGCCGGCATTCGGGTGGAATGATCTTCTGGTGGAGATTGCAAAGGAGCAAAGCGTGGGGACTATGGAGCAGGTGGAAGAACAGCCGTTATTTACGATAATCAGCATCATGTGGCATAATTACAAGGAGAGAAAACGCTATGAGCAGAATGTCAAAAATCATAAGACTAGATAAGTATCTATCCGGATTGGTCTTGCGGAAGGAATATCAGGATGGCAGTTTTCGCCAGTACAAGGCTATAATGACGACGGCGCAGGCTGATGCCACGTCCAAATTGTCGCGTCTTTCCGGGTCTCAAATCGTCGCTGCAAGAACGGAGTGCAAGCAGTCTGGAGATTCGGACGGTTATTCGTCAATCTTGAGTACGGTGATATTCGTGTTGGATAAAGGGCTAGGGACTAGCAGGACAGAGGAACTTGAGAACAAACAGTATCAGGAGCTGGCGGGTTTGGCCGACGCTGTTCTGACGCGTATCGCTGACGACGCCACTTCAGGTATGTGCAATCTGCTGTCGGGGCTGAAGCTTGATTCTGTGGATATAACGCCGGAGAGTTCAATCTTTGGCGGGTGGAGCGGCTACAGCATTGAAATATCATTCATCTGTTAGGTATGGGAGTGAAAGACAGGTTTGTCCGCAATGTTCTGGAAGAGGAGGGGCGCAGGATGCTGAGTTCTCAGAGTGCTGCCATCGGGCGTGCCGTGCGCTTCCGATCGGGAAGGCTGTTCAATGACAGAAGCATCTCTGTGTCCGGAGGTGCTGACATGGATGGTAAGCTGACGTTCACTCATACGGATTATGAGCGTTTTCTTGATTTGCGCCGGCTGAGACATGGCACAAAGACTTCAAAGAGCAACAAGAAGATTCATAACCGCTACGTGTTTGGCGCATATTCATCCATCGCGTCGCGGCTGATGTATGATCTGACTGATGATGTGGCGGAGAGTATCCGCAAACAGATGGAAGGAGGCTTCTAACATTTGTTAGTTGTTAAATCGCTGAAAGGTAAAGTTTAGCGTGAATTTTGCAATCTGAAAAATAAATCATATTTTTGCAGATAATTGAGGTGGCTACTATGACAGAATTTCAGCGACAGACATTGATAGAGATAGTTCTTTATGTCCTGAATAAGACTAAAGGCGTCGATTTCTATCATCTTTTTAAAATTCTTTATTTTGCGAATAAGGCGTTTTTAGCAAAATGGGGAACCCGTATTATCGCGGATGACTTTTGTGCGTTGGAGTATGGTCCTGTGCCGACAAATCTGTACAATGCGGTGAAAAATGATCGTTACTCGGCTTGCGCAGGATTGATTCCTATCTATAATATGGCAGTAGAGAAGGCAGGAGAAGACGCGCCGAATGTCCTTATTGCCAAACGTCCAGAGAATATGGACTATATATCTCAGTCTGTAAAGGAGGAACTGGATAAATCTATCGACGAAAATCTCAATCTCTCCTTTTCCCAGTTGAAAGATAAATCGCACGATTCTGCTTGGAAAAAGGCGTACAACGGGACAGGCCGTAAGGTTATGGATGATTATTCTATAGCGTTGGCTGCTGGAGCCGATGAAAGCACCTTGCGCTATATCCTTGAACAGGAAGAACTATGTAAAGCGCTTGCGTAGTGGCTCTTTCTGATTTCTTGTCTTCGGAAATACTGAAGAAGTTGGCAGATGCCTCCATCGAAAAAGGTAATGTTTATCGTATTGAGATGGATGAATCTAATGGGATTACGCCCAAGCATTCTGGAGACACTTCAAGGCATAAGTATTTCATTGTACTCGGGTTTGACAATGCCGGTAATGTGTATGGAGGTGTGATAATGAACTCCGAGATAAACAAGTTTACGCCTTCGGCTATTGTGCAGTTACAGATACCGGTGCAGAGAGTACACTATCCATTTCTGAAACACGATTCCTATGTCAATTGCGCTGATATCAAAGAGGTGAATATTTCAAAATTCTCGGAGTGGCAATATCTTGGCAAGGTAGGTAGCGTAGATTTTGACATCATCTGCGAAGCCGTGCGCAAGTCTCCTTTGATGACGAAGGCAAATCTTCAGAGGTTTGGTCTGTGATTCTATTTGCCTGCACGGAAAAGTTGTGTAACTTTGAGATGGGATGTAGTGTATAATCCATATATTTTTACAATGCTTGGATGGAGTCTTATATGTATTTTTGCTATCGCATGCTTGTTAATTATTGCGATGCTGGTAGCGTTGCCTATAGTTTTTCTTGTGGGAGGCGTTGGTAATCTTATGCCGCCGAAACTGCCGAAAAATATAGATGCAATGCCTAAGGATACCCAAGAAATGTATACTAAAATATATGAACAAGAATGCGTAGAGTGGAATAACACTAGCAAATCTAAGCGCGTGTGGACTTCTATTTGCTCTATTCTTTTTGCCGTGTGTGTCGCATTATGGCTGGTTGCGGAGTTGTTCGACCTGCTTTAATTCTAATCAGAATAACGCTGGATTAGCGGTTTCAGTCAATTTCTTGTCCTTTATTAGCTCTCTTCGGAGGGCTATTTTTGTACCATAAATCATAACGTTATGGCAGGAAAGATAAGAAACGAGGATTTGCAGCTGAACATCATCGTAAATGGCGATGTTGGGCGCAAGCGTATATTGGAGTTGGAGCAGACGATGCGAGATACAGAATCGTCGATAAAGGCCACCAACCAGCAACTTCAGGCAATGTCTGCCGCTGGCAAGAACGGAACGAAAGAGTACAAGGCTTTGAACCAGACTCTTAAAGACCAGAAGAAATCGCTTGAGGAGAGCCGCAAGCAATTTGACAAACTTCAGAGCGGTATATCTCTCGAGAACAAGACCATTTCAGAACTTCGCAATCAGATAAAACTCACTAATGCGGCTCTTGGCAAAGCTGTCCCGGGGACTGAAAATTGGAAGAACTTGAATCGCACATTACAGCAAACAAAAACGCGGCTGAAAGAGCTTACTGACCAGTCTAAAGCGGTCCATTACACAACTTGTGAGCTGTCGGATAAGTTCAGTAAGTATATCGTGAGCATATATGGTGCGATTGGCGCGATTCAAGGTGCTTTCAATAAATTTACTGGGGCTCGTGATGCTTTCCTCTTGTATGATGAAGCATTGACTGATGCGATGAAGACCACGAATCTGACGAAAGACGAGATCCTGGATTTGAGCGCCAGCCTGAAGCAGATTGATACGAAAACACCTCAGAATGAACTTCTCGCTCTTGTCCGTGCCGGCGGCAAGCTCGGCATAACAGGACAGGAGGACCTTCTCGGATTTGCAAGGGCCGCTGATAAAATCAACGTCGCATTGTCCGAGGATCTTGGAGGCAATGCCGAAGCTGCTATCACCGCCATTGGCAAGATGACAGACATCTTTAGCCTTAACGACGATTATGGTATAGAGCAGGCTATGCTGAAAGTGGGTTCCGTTATCAACGAACTCGGTATGGCTTCTACGGCCAATGAGGGCTATATCGTGGACTTCTCCAAGCGCCTTGCAGGTATTGCTCCAAATGCAGATATCAGCATTGACAAGATATTAGGTCTTGCCGCTACTCTCGACAAATATGGCCAGCAGTCTGAAACTTCCTCTACAGCTATCGGCCAGACGATTATGGCGATGTTCAAGCGAACTGAGACCTTTGCACAGATAGCCGGCATCCCGCTGGAGGAGTTCTCTGAACTCTTGAAGACAGACGTGAATGAAGCCCTATTGAAAGTTCTGGAAGGGATGCAGCGCGGCGAGGGTGGCCTTGCATCCGTGACAGCAGCAATGGAAGAAATGCACTTGAACGGACAGAGGGCCGCCACGGTTCTCGGCTCTCTGTCAAAGCATACGGACGAACTGCGTTCACAGCAGGAAATCGCCAACAAGGCTTTTACTGCCGGCACTTCATTGGCGGAAGAGTTCGCTGTTAAAAATAACTCGCTTACTGCAGAACTGGAGAAACAAAGAAAGGCAATCTTGGAGAATGTGGTAAGTCTTGGCGAGAAGCTGAATCCGGCAATGTCGGAAGGAATGACGATTGCAAATGCTGGGCTGAAAGTTATTTCAGGCCTTATAGGCGTCGCTGTGAAACTACGATTGATTATATATGCCTTAACGGCGGCTTATGTTGCAAATACTCTTGCTGAAAAAGCCGTGTGGTTCTGGTCTAAAGCACATCGGAAGGAATTGAACAAAGAAGTTTTGACATTAAGAACTGCTAAAGCCGGAACAATAGCATTTGCTCTAGCACATAACCTTTTGGCCGGAAATGTCAAGGGTGCCGTTGTTGCTTTTAAGTTATTAGGGAAAGTTATTAAGTCAAATCCTGTAGGGTTAATAGTAGGTGCTTTTAGCGCAGTGGCGGGTATTGTTGTTTCGGTTGTTAGACGATTGAATGAAGCAAAAAAGGCTCAGCGAGAACTTAACAAGGCCTATACTGAGACCATCGATAAGATCGGGCGGGAGCGTAGCGCCCTGGATAGGATGGGAAAGGCGGTGACCGATGCAAAGATTGGCTCGCAGGAACGTGCTGATGCTATCAAAAAACTTAACGAGCGTTTCGGGGATTATCTCCCTCATTTGTTGACGGAGAAATCTTCGAATAAGGAGGTAGCAGCGGCATTGAAATTGGCAAACACTGAGCTTGAGCGGAAAATAAAGTTGCAGGCGATGGAAGAAGCCCAGACTAAGATCTTCAATTCATTGACTGATGCTGCCAGCAAGGCGACTGATTCTGTGATAGGCTTCCTGGAGAGGTGGAATCAGACAAAACTGACTACTTCTCAAATCGAGGCAGTTACTAAGGCGGTGGTAGATTATAGAGAAGCTATGAAGGCGGCGGAATCCGAGCAGGACCCTCTCAAGAAATCGGCAGCTTTGTCGCTTGCCAAATCGAATCTGGCTGGGAAAGTGACAGCAGCGGGGCTTAATTATCCGGACATGTCGCGTGCAAAGAATGCACAGGAGGCATATTATATGCTTCCATTGGTGGAGAGTTTCTATAAGGTTCTTGACGGCTTGAGAGTGGCGGCCGCTGCGGCAGTGCAGGATGAAGCGAAACTCAATGGCCTATATGGGATGGCTTCATCTGGCTCAGTCGATGAAAGCAGCCCGGACTTCATAGGACCGACATTGAAGAAGACCACATCTGCGGAGACTTCTTCTCCATCTGTGACAGTCGGTCCCACCTCATCTGGAGGCAAGTGGTCACTCGGTTCAGACAGTCAATACCTTCAGGCTGCTTATGACCTGAAAGAGCAATATAGACAGGGCGACATTAAATCAGAGGACGAATACCAGAAGAAGATTCTTGAACTGGAGATACGGATGCTTCAGGAAAGAATTGCTTCCGGCAAGGAGACAGGAAAATCGGTTGCTTGCTCTAAAATCACAGTTGGCGGATAAGCAGATAAAACTCCAGAAAGACGAATCCGATGCGGAAAAGGCTCAGACGGCAAAGGACGCAGCTGAGAAAAAGAAGCAGATTGACGATGATATCAGTCTTTTCGAAAAGCAGTATCGTCTTGAAAAAACGGCTATGGAGTCAAAAAATGCTGAGGAGCTGGCTACAAGTAAGGCAACAGGGGATGAACTGGCACAGCTGAAAGAAGAACAGGCGAAGAGACTTGCCGGCATTGACCTAAAGTATCTTGGCGAGTTAAAGGCGGAACTCGAGAAGATTATAGAATCTAGCGACAGTGCCGATTTCATGAAACTCGATGGCGGGAACCTGGATGCCATAAAACTGAAGCTTCAGGAAATACGGAAGACAATTGCCGAACTGACAGTGTCTCAGGGCTCGGAGAGCGAATCGGCTGAAATGACAACCGCGCCGAAATCAGGAGGAACGTTGTTCGGAGTTGGTCAGGAGGAATGGAACCAGCTTTTCCAGAATATCGCAGACGGAAAATACGGGCTCGAAGATCTGACAAATACCGTAACTGCGCTAGAGGGGGCTTTTAGTCAAATGTTTAGCCTGTGGTCTCAGGCATCCGAGCTCCAGGCTGCGAGGGATAAGAGTGATTTTAAAAACTACGAAAAACAGAATAACAAGAAGAAAAAGTCTCTGGAAAAGAGACTGAATGCAGGCCTTATAAGTGAAACCCAATACAATGCGGAAATTGAGTCCCTGGAGAAAGAGAAGGATACTTATCAAGAACAGATGGAACTGAAGCAGGCTAAGAGGCAGAAGGCCCAGAAACTTACACAAGCTATTATCAATACCGCTCTTGGCGTTACAAAGACATTGGCAGAATGGGGAATTCCTTGGGGCATTGCCCCCGCAGCGATTATGGGCGCAATGGGCGCGGCTGAAGCTGCGATGATTGCTGCCACTCCGATTACGACAGGCGCTGAAGATGGTGGATTGTTCAATACAAAAAGGGCACAGGACGGAAAGACGTTCAAGGCGAGGCTGTCTCCAGATAAGAGGGGATTCGTCTCTTCTCCTACAGTTCTGGTGGGAGAGAATGGCGGGGAATATATAATTCCAGCGGCAGGTCTTGCGAATCCGACACTGCAACCGTTCTTGGCAACACTGGAAACTGCAAGGCGGAATGGCACGCTCAAGGATCTGAATTTTGATGCCGTATATCCTCTGTCGGCAACGATGGCCAGGGCTGAAGGTGGAAATACGCAAGCCGGCAGTACATCTCAAGTCGTCATTCGGGAGCCTCAAGACACCAGCAGGCTTATAGATGTTATAGAGACATTGAACAAACGCCTCAGCCATCCGCTCCGGGCTGATGTGTCGATGCTGGGGAAAAATGGGATTGTGGAGCAGACCGAAAAGTATAATAGATATAAGACTAGAGGTAGATTATGATTAGAATATTGACAAGTGATGGAGCATCTTTGGATCTTGAGCCATCTGCCGAGTTTGAGCTGGAGTATGAAAATCCGATGTTGGACGACAGCCACATACCGGTACCATTCAGCACTTCGATAGCATTTCTTTCTACGCCCGTGAACTGTAAAGTCTTCGGGTATTTGTCGGTAATGATGTTGGAGCCTTCGGTTAAGAAGCTGTCAGCCGTCATAGAGGTCGGAGGCATTCCTTTGTTCTATGGGACTTTGTTGTTCGATTCTATAGAAGAAAAACACCTTAATTATACTTTTGCCGGGCGCGATATACAGGTTGAATGGTCTAAAAAACTTTGGCAGTTGGGCATTCGGAAATTTAAGGGTCGCGAAGCAGGGTATACCGCATACGAAGTTTCAGAAGGACGTGAGGTTGGAATCTGTGCGCCTCCGCTAATTAATCCTGAATATGTTGCAAAATCAATATATCAAGATGATGCGGGCAAGATTGAACGAGTCAATGCCATAGATAAGTATATGAACTGTCCAGTTTATGTCTTGAAGGGAGGAACTTCAGGCATGAAATTATTTTTTAGAGAAACCTTTACGCCCGTAATATCCGTCGATAGAATTCTGGCTGCAATTCCTGATGCGTGGTCAGAAAAGCCATCTTTTTCGACGCTATCAATTATTGGCAGATATTCTTCGGTTTTGCAGTATTATAATACCGCTTGGGGAGCCTCTATTAAGAATGGAAATGACGGAGATGTGGCCACTTTTGACGAAACGGAATTTGATTTGGCGGGAACATTGCCGGACATTACTGTTTTTGAACTGATCAAGAATCTTTCGCGTATGAGATGTGCGGCGGTATATTATGATGGTAGCAAACTTAAATTTTCACTTTTTAATGATATCGTGAAAGCTGCGCCTTTGGAATGGGATGATAAGATTTCGGATATATACTCCAGCTCGAAAGAGCCTTCCTGCAAATATGTCTTTGGGTTCTCCGATGATAGCTCGGGGAAGTTGTCATCATCTGACATGTCTCACAATGTTTCAAAAAATAAAATCATGATTGCAGCCGGTTTTATTGATGCGTTGACTCTGATGGAGGGTGACTTGAACTAAAAAAAGTTGACAGATTTGAGAGCATAAATCAAACGAGTCAATGAGAGAAAAGCACAAGCGAGACATTGTCTTAAAAACGGACCCGGTGACCAACGAGAAGTATTG